CATAATTCTGCCCGAGGCGGCCGAATACACAGTGCCCAGATTGCTGGTGACATAGTAGCCCACGCTGCTGTTATAGGTCAGGGGATTGCGCACAATGGCCACGGTGCGGAAGTCCTGGTTTACTGGAAAGTCATTTTGCTCGTAACCCGTGACTGTGCCAGCCAGCATGATGTTATGAGCATAGGTCTCAAACATCAGGTTACTACCATGACCACCCGAGGGAGCGATAATGGCCGTGGCATTGGCTGTGGTGGGAGTGCCACCACCGCTGAACACAACCTTGGCCCAGGTGTAGCCGCTGCCGGCATTGGTAACAGTGACGCGGCTAACCTTGTTGGCACTGGTCGTGGCCGTGGCCGTGGCGCTCGTACCGTCGCCATAGATCGTAATCTGTGGGACGCCAGTATAGCTCGCACCGCCATCTTCAACTACCACAACGTCGATGCCGTTGACATTGCTGACACTGGTGTTAGAATTTACTGGTATGTAGTTGGCAGTGACAAAGTCCGCATCGCTGGCTGAAATTGTGTACAGATACTTCCAGATATAACCATCGGCTGTGGTCTGCGGCGCCGACCCCGTGGTGCTGGGCAACACGGTGCTGACCACGCCCGTGGTGTTGCTGGCATCTCGACCATTGAACAGACACTTGTAGACTGAACCATTGCTGGTGTTGTAGACAATGAAGTTGCTGTCACTGAGATCGCTACGACCAAAATCTGTAGTACGGCTTCCACCAATGTCGTGCCGATACATGTCGTATTTGATACCACTCTGCCAGTTGTTGCGTCGTATGGCCAGTTTGACGTTGCTGAAGTTGAGCTTCACGCCTGCCATGGCATCGCGCCACATGGCATATTCATTTAACCAATTGTCGGTCGGGTTGGGCGGGTTGTTGTCTGTAACTGTGCCGCTGGCCTGTGCTGAGAAGTTTGTGCTCAGAGCATTGTCCCAGCTCTGTGGCCGACCCAGAATCAGATAGATGTTGTCGGTGAGAAACGTACTGGCAAACCCGCTGGCTGCGCTAACACGAAATTTACTGGATACAATGGCCATGACGTTTTGTTCCTGATTGTTTGGTTATTTATCACGCACCAATGGTGGTTACGTTGAAAAAGTCTGTATCGCGAATATTTAGCCTGCCAGTCCCGCTGCTTACAGCTAGCCCAAAATTGATTACGGCTGAGCTGCTCTGCAGTCGCCAGACGTCCACACCGAAGTTATCTATGGCATATAGGTCGTTGTTCAGTGCCGTGGAGCCAGGAAGATTTTGTCGAATCTGCACAGTCACGCTGGTGCTGGTCGAGGCTGAGTTGTAGACTGTAACACTGGTGTTGACCCATTGGTCTCGGGTATAGACTTTGAAAAACACCGTGGCAGTGCTGGTGTTGTTTACTGGCGTTGGCGAAACCAGAATTTCGTTGTTGCTGATGATGCTGGTAATCGTGTAGGCCGTGCTGGCTGTGCTGCTACCACCAAAACTCAACCGATCGCCAACTACAGTATCGGTACCAAACAGTGTACCAGAACCTGTAACTCTGGAATCACCGGCTGTGGTCTGTACCGTGCCAGTAAGAATACGACAGCCTGGACTCCAAAAATTGCTGGGGTTCCAGATTGTGGTAGATGTAGTCCAGCTACTGCCGCCATCGAAACTATGCTCTAATATAAGGGTTTCGTTAGCGTCCGGTACGTCGCCCTGATTGCCCTGAGCACTGTCACCAACAATGTAGCGAAGATTCACAGTCACGGTGTTGGCGCTGCCGAAGGTTCGGCTGCGAACAAATCGGCTACTGTTGGTGTCGGCATTGAACACAACGGCACCGCTGCTGAACGTGTACTGTGTGCCCGTGACGCTGGTGCTGAATCCATAGGTGGCTGAGCTGCTGACATAGATGCCCTGACCCGTGGTTATGAGCCCCGTGGCGCTGAAAATCCCAGCGAAACTGGTGCTGGAAAGATTGACGTTTTCAAAAAGTTCGGTTATACTGGTATTGAGCTGCAGATCCTGATCTACCTCGAACCAAATAGCCACACGGTCGTAGGTAACACCACGCTCCCAATTATAGGGCTTGAACAGAATTTGCCCCGTGCTGGTGGTGAAGTTCCAGCTGCTAAAGCTCGACCCTGAGGTCAGACTGCTGTTGATGCTCTGTATGCTGTTGCTGCTGTGATAGTATACCAGATTGTTGTATTCCAGACTACGCCCCAGAGCAATACGTTTGTAGCGATTCTGATAGTCTTCGTCAAAGTAGGGCACAACAGATGCAGTGCTGCTAAAGGTCAGTACCACGGTGTTGTTGCTTTCGCCCGCCGGACTGTTACCCTGCGCATTTTTCATCCAGGTTATGAGCAGTATCATGCCCGTGGTGCCCCGACTCAGCGTGTTGGAACTAAAGCTCAGCAACGCCGTATTGGCCGTGGCTATACTGCTGACCAGCACCAACCTGGTATTGACCGTGCTGGTGTTGACACTCAACGGCCAGTTAATGACCTGAGTGTCTAGATCCACAGTACTTAGATCTTTGTCAAAGGTTGCGCCGTCGGTACGAACCATTTCAGTAACAAACCCAAAATTATCCTGAGTACGCATCAGAGCCCAGGTGATATTTTCGCCCGGATAATCATAGTCTTGGTCATAGACTATGTTGCCTATGCTGGAGTAGGCTACCGTAGTGAATCCCGTGCTTGTGGCCACCAGAGTATTGCTGGTGCCCGTGTATAGATCTCCAACTCGGTCGAATCCAAACTTTCGCAGATCGAGAAAGGTCTTGATGACTGGAATTCGCACCGAGGTTTCATTTTGGAAACTGCGAACGAAATTTGAGGTACTGGCACTGCTAACCATGTCCTGACTGTAGACTTCATTGAACAGCACCGTGCCCGCAGGGTGTATCATCTTCAGCACGCTGTCGGCCCAGCCGGCGCGATCCTCGCGAGTGCGAATCACATAGCTGAATTGCTGAAAGTACAGGCTGTCCTGCAGTACCTGGTCCAAGCTGAGCTGACTACGTGTGTTACGATATAGCCCAGTCTCAGTAACCAAGGGGCCGGCTGCAGTGAGTCCAAAGGTAATGTTGGCAGTAGTTGTGGCCGAATCATCCCAGGCTGGATAATAGGTGCCAGTGATGGTTTCTCCGCTGACGAAGCTACCCTGCACCGAGCCCGGGCTCATCACCAACTCGTAGAGCCGTTGATTGCTTAGCCCTGCGATTTCCGATACGCTGTCCACCACGGCCGTGGCCTGGCTACTGTTGCCGGAAATCTGAGTATGCAGCCAAAGTTCTGGGCTGCGATCTGCGGCGCCACGGTTGACTCTGAGGCTGCGCCCTACATACCAGTCACCGGCACTGGTGCGGAACATGCGATCTCGGGGATAGAGTACCTCGATGTCGTCGGCGAAAAAACTACGGAAAAAGAATTTGAAACTATCTTCGCTGCCTTTGCGCTGATAGAATTCTCTGAAGAATTTCACCAGCATGGTGCTGTCCAGTGCGCTGCTGTTGGGCAGTTCAGGAACATAGGTGTTGAGGAATCGTTCCACTAGGTTACTGGCCGTGGTGTCGATGTCGCGCTGCAGCTGCAGTTGCTGCAGCGTGGTCTGCACGCTGGTGCTGCTGGTTTCCAGAAACTCAAAATACTTGGTGACAAAAATCACAAACAGCGGATAGAACTGCTGCACGTAGTCGGGTATCTGCTCGCCCAGCAGCGTAGTCAGTTGTTGATTTTGATAGTCAGTGTTCATCAACTGTTCACCGCTTCAATGTCAATGACAATGCCGGCTCGGCGACCGCTGATACCCTCGGCTGTATTGCTGTCCTGCCTGAGAATTTCGTTGAAGTCCGGGAAGATGTCGCCCACGCTTTCCTGCACACCAAAGTAAAAATACACGGCCTGTGTGGTGCCTATGTAGCCCGACAATGACAGCTGCGCCGTGGAGTTGAACTGTAACAGTCCAGTACCATAGTCCACGGTGCCGACATTGTCTTCGACCAGCTCGCCCGTGTTGATGTCATAGGTTTTCAACGTGCCCGTGCCCTCGTAGTCCGGCGGTGATTCATCGGGCACGTCCCGAACCTGACCCGTGTACACGGTGCCGTCAACGTCGAAATAAAAGTAGCTGGTGCGTACTTCGTTGGGATGTATTTTACTGGGAACCTTGAGCTGGCCGCCAGTAAATCTTACTCCCACGGGCACGGCTATGGACTTGACCAGGTCAAACAGCACGTTGACGCTGACTATGGCGTCGTCCACGTCCATGAGCTGTTCTTCGAGCTGGCTGCGATAGAACGGAGCATTGAACTGCTCCAGATTGTTGTCGATGAATTCTGTGATTTTATCATTGATGAGTTGACTGATCTGACCGCTGCTGCGATTGGTGCGCGTGGTGTTGTAGCGGACGTGAATTCGGAACTGCAGATCTGTATAGACTGGGTCCACGAATTCATGCTGGGCAGTAACCATGCTGCGAGGACGCAGAATTTCATCGATGACCCGAGTCTTTTCGGCATCGGTCAGAACATAGCCCGTGTTGGGCGCCACGCTGATGAAGATTTTGCCGTACTGAGGCGGATCGTTGAGTTCGCCACCCCAGACGTTCACACTCTTGGCGCCCGGCAGGTTGGTGCTGATGATGCTGGCATAGTCGTTCTTGGTCACGGCGCGATTCTGCGCAGCATAGGTGTTGATGCTACGGAAACGTATGCTTTCGATGTCTTCGGCAGCAGCACCGCCACTGGGGTTGCTCACCGTGGTGATGCTGCGACCACCGGAACTTTCACCGGCTATGCTGTTGGTGCTCCAGGTCACGTTGATGTTGTTGCTGACATTGGCGTTTTCGCCATCGCTGATCAGATAGCTGACCTTGACTACATCGCCAGCACTGAGCTTCTGCCCCAGTACATCATCACCGAAATAGATTTCGTACAGACCCTGGGTATTTTGCTGCAGGTAATAGACCTGGCTAGTGGCTGTGACGTTCATGACGTTGTCGCTGCGCACAAAGGTATCGCTGAAACTTCCGGTACCGCCATACTGTACACTCACTGCCAGCGTCAGGGTGTCCAGGCTGTCGTTGGGTATAACATACTTTTCCGCGGGCCCTGGTGTGGTCACGCTGTAGAAGTAGTCCAGTTTACGTCCCTGGTACAGCTCCACGCCCTGAAACGTGTACACGCCGCTCACTGGTGTAGTAGTGTAGCTGTCCACGTTGTAAAAGGTATAGGCCGTACCGTCGATGTTGGTGGTAAAGGGCGTGTAGCGTTCCAGTGTGACAAAGTTGGGTGATCCCGAGACGCCCTGCAGGGCAATGTTTACGCTGCTGCGAGCACTGCGAGCGCTGCGGGGCGTGTAGTTCAGCAACTTGGCCAGACTCACCACACTGCTGCGTTTGATGGCGGTGTCCAGGAACATTTCATTGGCCACCATGTTGGCCAGTACGGCATTGTAGTGTGTATTGTAGGCCAAGAGGTCCACAAGCACACTGAGATTACTGGCATCAAAATCATAGTCCGTGAACTGACTCTGGCTGCGCAGGAAGTTACGTAGGTTGTCCTTGATTTGTTCAAAATCAAGTTCCGTGACTCTGATGTTGCTGGCCATTATCGTATCCGGGTAAAGGTTGTGGTAAAGGTAGTGGGAATTACGGTGTTGCGAATTCGATAATCGATCTGTATGTAGACATCGTTGCTGTCAGCGCCCGCCGTGACCTGAACATCCAGTAGCTCCACGCGGGGCTCGTGCTTGACAATAGCATCGCGTATGACTCGTTCTGCCACGGCCGTGGTCAGTATGTCCAGTTGATCGAACAGCAGATTATGGATCTGACAGCCCAGGCCAGGCTGAAATGGGCGTTCATAGTGGCGCGTATGTATGAGGTTACGTAGCGCACTCCGCACCGCGTTGTCATCGGTTTTTGTGGCCACGTCGCGTGTACGGGGATTGCGAGTAAACGCCGCGTCCAGGTCCGTGAAGGTTCGAGTATTTCGCGCCATGGAGTTATTTATCTCAGTATGCGTCCCGATTTATGCTGGCAAAGGTGTTTACCAACACGGTGCCGCTGCTCAGGGCCTCGATTTCATGCCATTCATTGGCCACGAGCAACAGAGGCTGCGTGTCCACGGTCAGTGTACGTTCACGCCCTTCTTTGCGAACTACCACGGCGCCGGCGTAGCAGGCCGTGGTGTGTGCAAACCCATGCTCGTGACGGGGCAGCCCCTCACCAGGCTCAAGCTGATAGACCTGTGAGGTTGCGCCGGCAAAACTCCAGACATTGCTGGGTAGTTTACTAGTAACCATGAAACGTTTTCCAGTTCAATCGCAGCCTGCCGTTATTTATCCACCTATGTAGACATTGTTGCTGCCCTGAGCAATTACACTACCGCAGGCTATGCTATCACCAAGACGGGCCGCGGCCAGCCCATTGATAAACACACTGTTGCTACCACGCGCCACGGTGCTAGGATGACACTCGCCATCACAGCAGTGTATGCCCCAGGTATCGTTGATGCGATGCGCGGCGATGCCGTTGACAAATACATTGTTGCTGGCTGCAACTCCGGCCCGCGGTGGGTAACAGCCATGCCCCGTACAAATATCTCCCAGTCTTGCTGACGCTGCCATGTGTTATTCTCCAGAAAGACCCAAAATCTGACTCTCGGGAACTGATACAAGCGGCTCATAGTTCCAACTAACGCGACCGGTTATGGATGTCAGGGGCATGCACTCGTCGCCAATGATATCGCCAGT